ATGAAGCGCCAGGGGCTTGGAAACCTCCTAAACGTTGCAGACAGCCCAGACAAAGCCTCAAATAAGTCCGAAACAGGCCCAAAGCTAGGGCTAGGAAGGGTTTGAACGGGCCGAACTCGCTTCTTATACCCATTCCTACCCCACCTGCCACTTCAATCCTTAAAATGGATTCCGTTGGTAAGAAAGAAGAATACTAGAACGGGCCTATGTTTTCATCATTCACAATACGTTTAATGATCACTGCGCACTGATAACAAATAGTAACTTCATTATTGTACCGTTCACATGACGTATGTTGTTTTGATTGTAAACAAATATTACAGCGTCGCCTCATAGAATCACGTCAAGAAAGTAAGTACCTTCCTCTGTCCTTGTCAACTCCCATTTATTCTTATGGAAAGCTGCGGATAGTTCCTTGATACCCTGTTCGAGTGCAGTGGCCAGATCTCTTGATGCCTGGCTATTACTCTGCCATACTGTTTCTATTCCTTCTTTAGAGATAGATTCATAGGAGGGATGGGAGAAAAGGAGGATAGGATATTTCATCTTAGCACCCCATTCTGTCTCGATCTCTTCTAACTTGCCATTGAATTGAATCACGGCAGACTTACCAGGTGGAACCTCGCGCATTACGCTGGTTGCACCAAAATGAAATTTGTCTTTACTCATTCTGTTTCACCTGCTTTCCTAAAGAATATGGAATATAAACGTTATCTCTGTACACCAATAAAGTTATATAATGGATTAAACATTAATTGATTATGGTAGCAAGACGTAGAAAGGCCCGTAGATCACGAGCCAAAAAGACTTTTTCGATTCCATTAATTGAAACTGGAGCTGGGCTAGCTCTCCTGGCACAAAGTGATGCAGGAGCGCATTTGAAAACAATGTTAGGTGGAAACCTTCAGGGCGGATTAGACGGTCTGAATAAATCCATTATGTCCAATAAAAATTTAATGATCAAGACACTTGCCACGGCATTTATTGCCAAGCAAGTTGTAAGAGGCTTTGGAGGATCTAAAATCCTAGCTCGAATTGGTCCTGTAGTAGCGAGGGCCTGAATAGGTATTACATTATGGCATTTTATCGAACAAGAGAAGGAGCAGTAACAGCAGCTGATAGTTTCACTGCAATTACTGGACTTTACGGTCAGAGTACCACTGCATCGATCCAAGTTCCTGCTGGAACTAGCTCGATTGTGGGAATGATTGCAAGCGTCGCAACAGATGGTGCAGCAAATGGAGTCACAACTTTTGCATGCCAGGTATCTGGAGATGGTTTACAATCTGGACAAGAGACAATAGTTTTTGCTGGATGTGGTGTAGATGGTACACCTGTATCTAATGGACAAACTGTTGAAGCATTCAAACTGGATGTATCTATTCCGTGCATAGCATCTAACCAGGTAAGCGTCGCAGTAGCGATGTCTGGCGATACCGGATCCTGTGAAGCAGCAATAACTCTAGTATTCCAATAAGGTTAGCATGGTTCGCAATAGGAGAGGTTTAGCTCCCTGGTCCCTTTCAAGAGAGGCAGGGATTGAGTCCGCAACAGTAGACGGAACTATAGACATACCTCAAACAGTACAACCTGTCCTGGACACTGGTTTTGTGGATGAGAGTGGAAACTGGAAAGGAACCAAGAGTTCTGATAAAGACTTTATCGCTTTACACTTAAACGAAGCAATAGCTAATGGTGGATCGTTTACAACGCCTGATATTAATCCTGATGGTACGTGGCCCCTGGATATGACTGGTTATACTAATATTCAGATCGCTATCAAGCCCACTAATGGTGGAGCTGTCAAAATGGAGGGTATAATGGGGCCAGATAGTCTTAGTTATGCTAACTTAAGCCCTGTTAATGCTGCTGCACTATTACGAGGAAACAAAGGGACAAGTCCTTCTGATGTTGATAATCTACTATTGGATTCATCAGAAACTCTGGTAGCAGATGTTTGGAATATCTTTATGATCAAGGAGGGTCAGTTAGCTAATCAAAAGCTATTGCAATTTAAGATCACTAATAACAGTGGAGATATATCCACTGTCGAAACAGCATTCATGAGGCTGGTATAATGCCCAAAAAGAAACTAACACCCAGGCAAGTTGGAAAAATACAAACTTCGTTATCTACTAACGTAAAAAGATTATTAGATGATAAATTAATTTATGGATCTAAAAGTAATGTTAGAGTCTCTGCTAATAAGTTAATGGAATTATTCACAGGTTTATTAAACAGGATAGTATGAATGCCGTACGTTCTAATTCCTGAAGGTCATAAACTAGAGAAAGCAACTAAGCTGCAAATTGACGCCGTAAACGCTAAACGCAGACATGATGATGTTGTGGCATTATTGACCAATCCTAACACGCCCCTGGTTCTAGGTGGTTTGGTTACTGCATTTTTTGGGGCCAGATTAGCAGGTGATATAATTTCAGATTTAGAAGATAAAGTAGGAGCTGTCAGTGATGATATTAAAGAGGGTATAACCGACACAGTAGCCAAAGCGGAAAAAGAAATTATTACAGATCCACAAAACTGGGTTGCTACACAGCTGACTGGTTTGATTGCTCTAGGTGCTAAAATCAGAGAAAAGACTCAAGTTCCTAAAGGCACGGTGTTTGTATAATGGATTTAGGATCGTTACTTGTGTTGCTTAAACTGGCGGGAGATACTGGGTTCACTGTTTCACCTAAAACGGGACCCACCGCCACCTTTTTTGATTTGCCACCAGAGACAAAAACAAAAGATGAAATAAGGCCAATCTATCCAAAACCAAAGTGTGGACCTACTGAAAATTTAACCTGGATACCTGGTTCACAGAAATACGTCTGTTTACCTTCGCTTAAATGATGGTATATAATACATGGAATTCCATTTTAGCTACGAATTCTGAATTCCAAATCAATCCTGGAGCATAATGGTAATTTCAACCTTAGAACTATTTGTATATTTTATTGCCTGGTCATTATTCTATTTTGGAATAAGTCATTACATCGCCAAACTGAGTAAAGATAAGTGGGTGGAATGGGCAAAGTCTACCGAAAGTGATGAAGATCTATTATTGATTCTGGATCCTGTTGTTAATGAGATTGAGGATCGGATGCATGAGAAGCTGGAAATATTTCAAAGTTCTTTTTTTGGTTCACTAGGAGCTGCTAGCAAAAAAATGGATGATGCCACCGGACAAAGTACAATCAAAGCGATAACCAGGGATAATCCGATCATGGGGCTAGTTGCTGAAATGTTAATGAAGCGCCAGGGGCTTGGAAACCTCCTAAACGTTGCAGACAGCCCAGACAAAGCCTCAAATAAGTCCGAAACAGGCCCAAAGCTAGGGCTAGGAAGGGTTTGAACGGGCCGAACTCGCTTCTTATACCCATTCCTACCCCAC